TATAAACTCAGGTGTATTAAGCAACTGCTCTGCTCTAATCTGCATCTGTTCTTCAAGAGGATCGGTTATACCTGCTCTTCTTTGAGCTTCATATAATGAGATTATCCCTGCTCCCCTTAGTCTCATGGCAAGCAGAGCTTCTCTTTCACGTTCCTCTGGGGCTTCTGCCTTAACTCTGACTGTATTCTCGTGATAACCACGAATCTGGTCAGGTCCTATGGTCTGGTCGAAATTATGTATCTCGTTCCTACCATATACAGTAACCTTACCGCCTGCCTTGTTTTCTATCAGCATAAGCCATTTTTTATTTATATCTTCCAAAGCGTGTCTTAATCCATCGGCTACGCCCTGAAATACTAATCGTCCCATTCCTGCAAGTACGCTGAGTCCAAACCCTGAAGATACGCCCTGTGGACGTACTCCTCTGATGACGTTTGGAAAAGTAGCTTCTTCTATCTTTGTCTGTATCATAGATAACTGCTGATATATATCCGGTGGTATCTGCACCATTGGAGATGGCTTTACATCTACACCGGGAAGCACGATATTCTTACCGCCAAAGAGTTCATAGTCACTTCTGACTCTTTCTGCGTTCTGTTCAGGTCCATAGAAATCTATAGTTCTATACGCTACTGTCCTGACCAACGCTCCAATCTGAGTCATCAGCCTTGCTTCCTCGTCTAATAAATTATGTACTGTGTTAAGTACGCCCCTGTAGCGATCTTCTGGGCTACCGTCTTCAAATGTATAGCTATGAACAGGGATTATAGGCGTATATGGCAGATGACCATAACCATGACGGTGAGGTCCCCACACTATCTGTCTGTCACAGACATACATTACCCATTCCTCGTCCCAGTACTCAAACCACTCAGCTTGGGATGCAGATGGGTTTTCAGGTTTCCACTCAGGATATTTCTGACTTACATCATCTACGTCACGCTCCATGAATTCAATAACCCACTTGGTTCTGGTTTTGGAGTCATCCCAGACTATATTGCGTGGATTGACCACGTTAGCAGCAAAGGGGAACTTTATGCTACGTTCTTCCATGAAATCGTTAAGCGCACTCTTATACTCGTCCTCATCCTCAAAGTCATCCATTACAGGGGCGTTAGGCCAATTATCTGAGTCCCACATGGATTTAATCCAACCTACGCCATATAGGAAACTCTGCCTGACTGCTGTTCTAAGCACAGGCTTTCTCATCATGAGCCAAATACCTGTTAAAGTCTTTTGAATTCTTTCAGCCCTTGCTCTTGATCTTGGAGAAGCAGGTACATCTATAGCAAGGTTATTGACATCTACATGGTCACTAGCCGTATTGACTATAGCACCTGCTGTAGCAGGCCATACTGCATCTATACCTTCAGGAGCAGGCACAGTCCTTTCACCCATATAATACGACTCCTCCGTTTCGCATTGCTTATGAAACGCCTCATAATAGGCTTTCTGCCTATCAAAAAGGTCAAGGATATCTTCTAACTCAGGCGCATCCGTGTTTTCAGGATCGCCCGGCATCCAATCGGTTATTTCTTCCATTACAGGTTTTTCTGATATTACCATTAGTTAATCCCCAGTTCTTCTGCCCTTTTGGCTATTTTTTCTAATTTTCTAAGTCTCATTAATTTAGGTCCTTCTAGATTACCCTGATTCCATCCATTGTTAGCTTCTGCCTGTGTAGGCACATATCGTGAACTGCCTATAGGTCTATATGAACTACTAGCTGGTCTACTTGAGTCAGCCACTTCTAGCGCAAGTGCAAGTGCAAATACGGCATCGTCATGTTCACCTGGAGGTGCTTCCGCCTTATATCTTCCGCCAGGCAGTTTTCTATACTGAAAAGCTCTAAGCTGTCTTAGCAGCCTTTTTTCATTAAAGAACGAGATAGTCTGTCTTTCAAGAGATACTACAAGCTGCTGAAGCAGATGCTCTCTAGAGGATTGAGAAAATATATACGGAGATACAGGAATGCCTATTTCTATCAGTTCGCTCATAAATACGTCACCTATACCAGTTGCATCCAGACAAAGCTGCTCTATGCCCCATTCTTCTACAAGTCTTGCAACGTGTTCTCTTTGAGCTACCCACTCTGTACCGTCATCCCAACCCTGATAATGCACCATTTTTCTTTCTGCTGCATCCATTATAACCATGACTGAGGGATCCATCTTTCTACCAAGGTCTAAACCTGCTATGTACCTAGCACCTGGAACAGGTCCCTGCATAGGGTCACCTGCTATATTTGCATCTATATTAGTAAAATAACCGGCAGATTCCGAAAACTCCGCCATATACATACGCCGCCACACTCGCTCTGGAAGTAGTTCCTTATCTGCCTCTATCTCTGCTTTCTGCTCTTCGGTAAGCAAAGGGTTTTCAAAGCTCGTAGCCTTAAAAGAAGCAAATCCCCTCTCCCCTCTTTCGCCTGCTACAAACGCTCTTCTAAACCAATGGTCAGGATAAAGAGCCGGAATACCTTCAAATATGCCATATCCAAGCCTACCTGGGCTTCTAAGCGTAGGTAATAACTTTTCAAAAGCCTTATCGGATATATCCTGTGCTTCTGATACCCATAGAAAATCCAGACCTGCCGTCTGTAAACTCTCTGGGTCATGAGCTGATTTAACCTCGATTTGTCCCCAAGCTCTCTTTTCATTCCCTTTAAGGTGTATCAGCCAAGCATCCTGCTTTACTCCTGCCGGCGATATGAAGTCACGAGGGAAAAAGGCCATTAACTCGTTCCAAATCTGCCTAGCCTGCGGAAAATTAGGAGTGACTATCCACGCATGAAACGGTGGAACAAGGTCAGCTCCTACCTCTATATCCTTACTTTCGAGAAATCTTTTAATAAGTTCCCATAACGCAAAGCGAGATTTACCCCACCTACGTCCTATTTCCAAAACCTTGATCTTGGCATCCGACTGATGCACCCTCTCTTGTCCAGGGTGAGGCGTATAAAAATCCTTTAAATCAAGATTCTGCTGCACCATCTAAGACTCCTGACCTTTCGATACAGAGTCTGAGTGCGATAGCTCCTGCCTGCCATGCGACTGCGTTCCCAAGGGCTTTAAGTCTGTCCATCCTATTAACCATTTTCCCATCATCAGATATTCTACAAAAAGCGGGTTCAATCTCCGGCATGATACTGAGCAGGTACTCCCATCCGGATGAGTCTGAGGGTCCTGGTGGGTAGTCTGGGAATTGATCCTCGTAGTATCCTCTAGATTCAGAGAGTGGGAGTTCTTTCCATCTTTCGTCTTTCTCCTGCCTGTATGAGTCATCTCTATATCCGTGTGTACAGTCTCCTGTGTTGTTGGAGTCGGCCAGTTTCCTGCAATTGCACTTAGATTGTTCTGGTTGTTCTCTCTTATTTGTAGATTTGACTTGTGTTCGGATGCTGTCGGTGTCGGCCAGTTTGTCAATCCCTGACTCACAGCAACCTGATCCCTTAGATTGTTCGGATTCGCCCTGTTCGGTCTTGCCGTCTGATTTTCCCTGTCCAAAGCTTCCTGCGACTTGAAGTCCATCGAGTCTAGTGTATTCGGAGTCATCCAGTTTCCTATAGGCAAAGCAGAACCACCTTTTTCTTCTATGGGAAGATCCTGCATCGTCAGCTCCGATAACTTCCCATTCCGCATCGAACCCCTCTTCGGCAAGGTCCCTGAGTACTGTGTACACATAGGGCTGCCGTCCTCCGTCATCTCCAGAAAGGAGACCTGGTACGTTCTCCAGAAAGACGTACTGGGGTCTAGCCATGCGAATGACTCTGAGGGTGTCCGGCCACATGTTTCTTTCATCTGCTTCTCCTTTTCTCTCTCCTGCTACAGAAAACGGCTGACACGGAAAACCTCCGACCACCATATCAGTCTTTTCCCATTTAAATGTTTTTATATCATCAAATATCTCCGCATCGTCCAGATATCCGTCCTTTATCCTTGCCTTCAAAACCTTCTGACAGAATTTATCTATTTCTACATATGCCTCTGTCTCCGCACCCAGAACATTCCTAACCGCAAGATCCAAAGCTCCTATTCCGCTGAATAACGATATATATCTCAATGTCTTTCTCCTGTTTTTAACCGTCAATGCTCTCTTAACCGCTATATCTATCTATAATACTCACCTTCGCCTATCCTATGCAACCATAAGTATTCCTTTGTTTCCTTCCACCCTGCGTTATCCATATCTGTCGGCAGTACATTTATCATCTCCCTCTCGTCACCGCACTTCTCACATACCCCAACCGAATACCTGCCGTTAGGCGTTTCAATCAGATAACTGTGTACGCACTCAATCCTTGACACCAGGTAATCCAGTCACATTCACATTAACAAAATTCCCACCAGCAGCCACACTACCCTCCGGCATCATCCCTGCTATAGAATGCAAATGCTTTATAGCAGCCAGCTGAGAAGCCTTATTATCGTTCTGCATGATCAATGCCCTTAACTTCACCATAGATGCAGGAAGCATAACCCCTGCTATCTGCTCCGATAAACGCCTAGGCTCATGCATAGCCTCGTGAAATATCCCCCCAAACGCATCACTCACTACCCTCTGCTCATCTACCCACTCCATAGACCTGTCAGTAAGCTCGCAAGCCATAGCAGCATCCATACAATCCAAATAAACAGTCATGTACATCCTCTGCTCGTCAGTTAAATCACGCCAAGAATTACTCTCCTCTTCAACAGGAACTATCTTCCTAGCCGCCAACGCAGGATGTTTGATCGCATCTGCCTTCCTAGCCATCGTGACACCCACAACTACACCCTACCCTTCTACAGTCACTACATCCCCCATATACACATATCAATGATATAACCATTTAAATCTCCTAATTAATCAGGGGTAGCACTACCTTCACGAGAGCAAGTCGGAATCGATGGAAAAACTTTAAAGGAGAAAGAAACCATCTCAGTACTACCCCCTACTTATATATAAAATAATTGTCCCCTACCCTATTGTCAATATCTATAAATGCCTTTCAAAGTCGATTTGAATGATTTATCGCTTGAGCAGGTACCCATAGAAGAGATGATCCGAAAAACGCAACCGGCGAAGAATTTTGATGATTTTTTACCAATATTATAGATACAAATTGACCATATATTTTAGCCTAATTCCAGATATAAACACCTGGTATTTTATGCTATAAATCCATTTGGTTTTATATCTGTATCTATTTATTTATCAATATTGGCAGTATCAATAAAACTTAGATATAGATTAGATAAGATCTCAATTTGTTTTCAGGGATTTTGATAGATACAAATTATTAATGTTTTATACCTTATCTTGTAAATGCTTTTTGTTATCCTGGAAGCTGCTATTAAACGTAGTATATCCGCAGTATAGGCATATCAAACCAATACTAGTTAATTTGCGTGACCTATCACCAGATATAAAAGTTTTTTTTCTAGGTATTAAATAAGAATATATCTTCTTAAATCTAAAAGAACTCTCTATTATTTGATTATCTTTTAATACATTATGGATATGATATCTGGAATTCATAATCTTAATATTAATAGATATCTTATATATATAGAAATTAAGAATATAGAATTATGTTATTTAATGTATTGACAGAACCATAAA